TCCCCGTCCGGGCCGACATAGATGTAGCCGGTCAGGACGTCGTAGGGGTCGGTGACGATACGCACGCGATCGGGGCGCATCGGCCAGAGCTGGAGAGGTCCGGCGGCCCGAACCGATCCGAAGTAGGCGACCACCCAGTATTCGCCGGCGGTGTCGTAGTGCTGAGTCAGCGTTTCCAGGAACTCGACGGTGTCCATCAGCGGGTTCGGGTTGGCCATCAGCTTTACCGCAGCGTGCTTGGTGACCTCTTTGCGGGTTTCGACCTCTCGGTACACGCGCCGGCCATCGGTCTGCTTGCGGTACAGATGCCAGGGAACCATCGCGGTGGATTCGGCCAGCCGGGATACGATGCCGTAGGCGGTGGAAACCTCGCCGTACTGCTCCATGCCGCGCTTCATCTTCTCCTCGGTGGACGCGCCACGCCCGGTGAGGATGTTGAAGACGGACTGCCGGCCCGGGTTGCGGGGGGCCTGAGGAATCGGGGAGCGGTTGGCGATACGCCGGCCGAGTCGGCTCACCCGTCACCCCTCTCTTCCCCGTAGTTCCACTGCAACGCCCAGACGAGGAGGCCGCCCACGCCGTAACCGGCTGGTGCATACATCTGCCATACAGCGAATGACACCAGCATAGCGCCTACCATAGAAATCGCAAGAGTCAACCCCCGACGGCCTGCATTCCTGAGGGTAGCATACCTTCTCACCCTCGAATCCCTGGAACGACGCCAGGCTGCCGTAAGAGCCTGCCGGCGCTGCTTCCACCGGGGGAGAGGAGTGAGGGTTGGGTCACTCTTTCGCATCGCGGAACTCCTTCACCAGCTCATCCAGGGCCCAGTCGGCGAAGTCGCTGTCCAGGGTGTCGCTGATCTCACACGCACGACGCACGAACTCCTCGTCGGTCACCAGTCGCCTCCTTCGAAGTGAGGCGCACGGGCCGAAAGGTACCGATTGTCCCGCAACGGACGAGCGACCGCCCACGACCAACGGGGGTGGAGAACCCTGGGCGCGTAGCAGTGGCGACAAATCCACCAGCGCCACCTCCTGGGCGCCCAGGAATGCGGCTGAACCCTAGTACTCGATCGTGCGGACACGGGGACGTCCCTTCAGATCGCGGAAGGCGATGGCGTAGCGACATGCGTCCATTCCATGATCATTTTCCTTGACGGGGTGCTCCTTCGGCGGTTTGCCGTTCTGCTGGGCGATGGCCGTGCCACGGTCCCAGATGTAGCCGACCACCTCGTCCAGCGTGCAGGTGGGCTTCTTGACGTCCTCCAGCAGCTTGTCGCGCTCGACCAAGGCGTCAGCGCACAGGTAGATGCGGGGCCTACCGTCCGCCTCCGAGACCTTCATGCGCTTCTTGACCGCCTGGATGCCGTCCTCGACGGACTTCTTGGCGGCGATGGTCTTCATGCCGAGTTCGCGCTCCAGGACCGCCCGGCCTTCGGCGTCGTGATCGCAGATGATCGCCCTCGGCCTCGGATTGCGCCGCAGATCCATGGCCGCCTTGATCTTCACGGCCATCTCGTCGACGGTGATCTTCGTCTGGTACAGCTCCTTGTACAGGTACATCCGGCCGTCCTCGTCCTCCGCCCAGAACTGAACCACCATCGGGTTGGTATATCCGAAGTCGACGGAGATGTAGCGCGTCCACGAGACCGGCGGGATGGCGATCCGCTTGTGCAAGTGGATCTCCGGATCCCACTCCTCGTACACCAGGCCTTCAGCGGCGCACCAGATGCCCTTACGGAGGCGCATGTACCGGACACCGGTCAGGGCGTCCAGCTTGGACATGTACGCCTGGCCCGGCTCGGTCAGCTTCCCCGTCTTCTGATCGAAAAGCGTCGGGTTGTCCTCGTGCCGGGAACGGATCATCTCCGTCTTGCCTTTGTCGCACCGGACCTTCAGCCAGTGCGTCGGGACATCGGGGTTGGCGTCGGCCAGCAACTGCTGGAAGGGAACTTTGCCGTTCCTGAGGCGGGTGGTGATGGCCTCCCAGTCGTTCTCGGTCAGCTCAGTACTTTCCTGAGCGTAACAAAAATCATACTCCGACGACATAATCTTCATGGACTTGTCCATGCCGCCCACCGTGATAGTCGAGCCGTTCTTGTACCGGTAGCAGGCGGCCTCCTTCGGTGAGCCACCGAACCACTTGACCTCGCCGTTCGCCAGATGCTCCTTCGCTACATGCGATTCGAAGGTGACCAGGGCCGTCGACCCCAAACTCGCCAGGGTCTTTCGGACTATCAGCCCTCGAAAGCCAGGGTACTTGAGCGCCAGGAAGTGCAACTTCTCAAGGCATACGCGACTTTTTCCCGTACCCGCAGGCCCGGCCGCCAGGCATTCCGGAGCCTTCGACTTCCACACGTCCAGACACGTCCCGTGAGGCTCATACCGGTGAACAGGCCCAGAAGGCCTCAACCTCGCCTGCCGGCGCGCCTCAGCCCTCGCCGCGTCACCCCTCGCCAGGGCGTCCGCGATCAGCTGGTCGGCACCCTCGTCATCGACCGTGACCCCCATCAGATCTCATCCCCGGTCAAGCCGACTATCTGGTACGTGACATTCTCGGTGTTCACATTGACCTGCGTCCTCGCCGGCAGCTGGCCCAACTCCTCCGCAACCGCCTTCAGGATGGTCACCAGGACCTCCGCATTCCTCGGAGACCTTCCCTCCGCCATCTTCTCGGCAGCCTGCTGATACTCCGCGATCCGGGCCATCTTCTGCGCCACCCACACCCCGGCGAACTCATCCGCCAGATTGTTGCGGACATCCTCGATCTCCATCCCGAACTTCTTCTTGAAATTCGAGATCGACGTCACCGACACCCCATACTGCTCAGCCAGAGTCCGCCCCGTCTTCTCGCCCAGCGCGAACTCCCGGATCAGCCGATGCTTCACCCAGCCGCGCTCCAGATGACCCTTCGAAGCCTTACGCCCATCCGAACGCGCCGGAGTCAGCTCACGCTCCAGCTCCGTGCCATCACCCTCGCCCTTGCGGACCACGATGTCAGCCAACAGACTCACCCTCTCCGCCCACGATGGGCATCAGCTTGTGCAGCAGGCCCGGAACGCACTGCGGATCCCCCTTCGAGTCGAACGCCTGATCCGGACCACCCGGCAGATTCTGGTTCGGCAACAGCCTCACCTTCCGCAGACAATGCTGACACGGCTTGTACCTGCGATCCTTCATCGGTAATACCTTTCTTTTCTGATACCATGAAGATATGAGCGAAGAGCTGCGACCCATCCCCGGCTTCCCCGACTACTTCATTACCAGCGACGGAAACGTCTGGTCCGAAAAGCAGTCGGGACGCTGGCTGAACCCCACCCCCGGCAAGGGCGGGTACCTCCGACTCGCCCTGTCCCGAGACAAGAAGATCCACAGCCGCCTCATCCACACCCTGGTCGCCCAGGCCTGGATCGGGCCGCGACCAGACGGACTGGAAGTCTGCCACGATGACGGAGACCCCCTGAACAACTCGGCCAGCAACCTCCGGTATGACACCCATGCGTCGAACATGCGAGACAAGATCCGACACGGCACGGCGACCAGCCACAACGCTCTGAAGACACATTGCCCCCAAGGGCATCCTTACGACGAAATCAACACCCGCCAGTACAAGTCCGGGCGCATCTGCCGGACGTGCAGCATCGAGCGGGGGCGCCAGGCATACCGCGACAAGGTCGGCCGACCCGTCAGGCGCTCTGGCGGCGGCTGGCCCTGGTAGGTAATGCCTTTGCGTCATTCGACCCTCCAAACCATCTACCCAGCGTCGGACCGTCCCCCGGCCCCCCGAGATTTGCAGGGAGCTTTGCAGCAGCAAAGGGGGCATACCCACCCATACCCCCCACCCCCACCCATACCCCCACACGCAGGGCATATCGGACATCTCATCCCATACCACCACATACCCCCACATAGGGGGCATCTGCACCCATACCTGCACATCCCCCTGTATATGGGGCGTATCACCGCACACCCACCCATGCTGGGGCATACCCACCCATATGGGGGCATAGGGGACGTAGCCCCCGTATGGGGCGTATCGGGGTGTAGGGGGCGTAGTACCCCATAGGTACTGATATCCCCCCGCATCTGGCATACCCACCCATAGCACCCCCTACCTGCACATACACCCCCATACCCGGCATGGTCACGGGTTGATAACGGTCCGGCTCAGCTATGGTGATCATGGTCCAGGCCGGGTACGATTGAGGTATCACCTCGAAGGAACACCCCAACGGAAGGTCCGGATCATGGCCCACACGGTAGACACCCTGGTCTCGCATGTCCGCGAGTGCGACACGTGTCGGATCGCGTACAGCGTCTGGCAGATGTGTTCGCACGGGCAAACGATCCGGGTTGATCTTGAGACTACGGAGCGTCACCACCGGGTCATGGTCAAGGGTCTCCGGTCCAACCTCTTGATCGCTCTCCAGCGAGCCATCGAGAACGACCCGTCCATTCCCCAGGCCCCGGACCACTGCTGATCTTGACCGGCCGGAGCATCGGTCACCCTGAGTGAGACAGGGTGACCCCCTGTCCCTACCGTTCAACCCGAAGGAACGATCATGAACGTCCGCCTGTACGACGGAACCGTCCGCTGCTCCGACCACTTCGACACCTCCGCGTACGAATCGACCACGAACGACCCCTGCACCTACTGCCCCTCCGTCGAGGCGACACAGGACGACGAAGAGTGGATCAACGCCCTGTCCACCCTGGCCGTGACCCCTCCCCGTCGGGCCATCCAACTCGCGAAGATCACCTGCAACTGGTGCTCCGACCCCGCCGCATGGGCGATCGTCGACGAACTCTCCACCACCGAATACGCCTGTAGCGACCACGGACAGGAGTGGTACCCCGACCTGTTCCCACAGGTCAACGTCGTCTGAAGCCGTCGCCCCGATGGTCGCATGGGGGGTTCGACTCCCCCTGGGGGCACTTCCGGCCTGTCCACGGCTTGTTGACAGGTTGTCTAGCAAGCGAGAAGGGCATCTGGTCATGCGTGACTTGATCATAGAGAAGCTGGTAGGCAACCTGGGGTTGACGGCATGGTTCGTCATTGGCTTCAAGGTCACCGCTCAGGTCGTGTTCTGGATGTCTGGCGATCGGGTGGCGTACGACTTCTGATTGTACATGATTGCATCCCTGACGTTTAGGGGTGTTGCCCCCAGGGAATACTCCTAGTAGGACAAGAGAGAGGGTTTGGATCGTGAGGCAGACACTCCGCTACCGTCGGGCACGCGTTGTCTGGCAGACCCGTCGCAACGTTCGGTTCGGCTTCCCCCAGCGCGGCCGGTACGCGTCGGTCCCTGGTTCGTCCATCACGTCGATGGGGATCGTCCTCCCCCTCACCGCTGGCCACTCGAACCTCGATTGGATGAGTTCATGATCTCTCAGCAGGTCGGCCCGTACCTCATCGAGTTCGTCACCGACACATACGTCCGCGTCTACCGGTTCGGCGTGATCCTGTTCAGTGGCACTCCGGGTGCTGCTCTCGCCTACTGCCAGGGGTGACCGCCCTCTCGCCGACAGGCTTCGGTCTGTCGGCGGGGGAGTGGCCATCCAGGGTCACGTCGAACGAGGAGCAGGTCATGGAGAAGATCAAATTCGTCGCAGAGTGTGCAGTCGGAGTGGGCATGCTTCTGGCTACCGTCGCCTTGGCGGGCGTCGCCCTGATCGTCGGGGGCGCGGCATTCGCGTGGATCTTCGAAGCTCTCTCATGGATGTTCCCGGAGAGTTGCTGACCACGGCACGTCGGCCCCGGAAAGGATGTAAGGGTGGTGCGAGTCCACCCCGGGGCGCTCCGTCCATCGAGCAAGGAGTATGTCATGGCCGTTCGTCCGCTGTACGTCATCGCCCTGGAGGTCCAGAATGACTGGGGGGTCAAGGTCAACTACGCGGCCAAGCCCTACCTGGAGGCTCTCGGGGGTCTGGACTCGATCAGCGACACCTACGGCTACGACTCCGCATCGTCGATGGTCCGCTACTTCCTGGCCAACGCCGGAACGTGGCGCGGAGACGTCGCCCGTCGGGTCAAGGCTGAGCTGAAGGGGATGCTGTAGGTAGTTGAGGCGAGCGTCCGGGGGTGACTCCGGACGTTGGCTCCAGCTACTCAGTAGAGAGGTTCGATCATGGATTGGATTCAGGGTGGCGGGCCGTACAGCGGCCTGTCGACCCCTGCTCAGTCGGTCGGGTTTCCGGCCACGACAGGTCTCCCGTCACTGTCGGATAAGTCGTCCAGCGTGGTACTCGGGGTGGATGCTCCCGGGCAATGGGTGTCGACCGACCTGGACAGCGAGTCTCCTCACGTTCTGGTGAATGCTTCTACGGGCGCCGGTAAGTCGGCTGTAGCGCGTTCGCTGGCCGTTCAGAGGCTCGTTCAGGGCGATATCGTGGTGATCCTGGACCGGAAGATGCACTCCCACCGGTGGGCGCGTGAACTGGCTCCGCTGGTGCACTACGCGGATACCGTGGCCGATGTAGCGTCAACGCTCTTCAATCTCGGGCGCGAGCTGCACCGCCGGAACACTGTGGTCCGGGATTTCGCCGGACCGATCACGGAGGCTCCGGTGGGGCCGCGAGTGGTGGTGATGTTCGAAGAGATGTCGGCCACGCTGGGGCAGCTCAAGGACCTGGATCGTCAGGTGAAGCCGGACTACAGCGCGTTCGACGCGATGTCTGACGT